AAAGAAGCAATGTCTTGGTTCAAGAATATTGTTAAACAGACACAACGAGCTGCATTTCCTGCATCTACAGGAAGAAGGGAATTAACAGGAGATAGAAGTACTGGAGCTACTAATAGACCAACTATTGGTAGAATGTATCTGTTTCAGTACGATGCAAAGTGGAAAGATGTATTACCATATTGGGATGTATGGCCGTTGATCTTTCCATTTGATTTTGCAAGAAATGGATTCTATGGAATTAATCTACATTATCTTCCACCAAATGCACGAATAGACTTGATGTTAAGATTAATTAAGGCACAAGGTGCAAGTGGAAACTTGACAGACAATTACAAATTAAGATTGTCGTATGATATTATAACAAACTATCCTCCAGCAAAACCATGTATTAAACGATACTTGTTTAGTCATGTACAAGGAAAAGGACTTCACGGAATTAAAGGTGAAGATTGGAGTTATGCAGCTGCATTACCACTACAAAGATTTAAAGGAGCTTCTGCTGGAACAGTTTGGAGACAATCAAAAGAAATGTATTAAGGAAAATTATGTCAATATTTAGAAAAGGTGTAAAAGTAGGAAAGCATGATGTTCGTATAGGACTATCTAAAAAACGAGGACAAGGAATCCTTAGAAAACTTGGAGTATTACCAGATGATAAAGGTAGATCTAAGTTTGAAAAAGATTCTATGGGGGATATTCAAACCATACGAACTCTTGTTGGTATGGGAGAAGGATTTACCAAACCAGTAAATTTTAGATGTTCTTTTAAGATGCCTAAAGCTATCCAACAACAAACTTTAGAAAGGGGCCCAAACGCATGGGATAAACCAAGAAAAAGTGGTGAAAATGGTAGTAGAGTAAAATATGGTAGTTTGGATTGGAGAACACATATTATGAATAATTCTACATTCGATCAGTTTAAAAGAAGATACGATGCAGCCAATGCCCAGGCACAAGGTATGTTTAAAGCAATAGAAGGTAAGGCAAAATTAAAAAGAAATGAACAGAAAATGAATCTTTACTGTAGTAAAGTTTCTATACCATCTAAAGAAATTACAACAGTTCTACCTAGACAATATGGAGCTCCTTTTGCATGGCCTACTGCTGTTACATATGGTACACTTACTACTACATTTTATTGTGATGGAGTTATGGATATTAAGAATTTCTTTGATGCTTGGCAAAAATTAATTTATAACGATCAAACAGGAAATTTTAATTTTTATAATGAGTACACTTCTGAATTTGATGTATTTACTCGTTCAACTACTGCAGCTGGTGGAAGAACTGCGGCGGTGAAACCCAAATCAGAAGCTCAAGGTTGGGCAACAGACCTTAGTGATACACTTAAAGAAGCAACAGCTAAATTTGATGAACTTACAGGACAAGATAAACCTAGAGAACAAGATCAATCTCTATTTGCAAAACCAAAAGTTGATTTTAGAGACAATTACGGAGTAAGAATTTTTGAATGTTTTCCTAATAGTGTAGGTTCAATAGAACTTGGCCACGACTCCGCAAGCAATGTTTCAACATTTGATGTAACGTGGTCATATAGGAAATGGAATCCATTTAAAATGGGTAATCTTGGAAATCGTTCTGAGGTTAATCTTTCTATTGGTGAATTGCGAAATGAAAAGGATGGATTTCCATTCTTGGAAGATTTACCACCAGAATTAAGTGGCCCATTAACCAATGCGGTGAATCAAGGAGTAAATACAAGCCCATTATCAAAGGCTTCAAACTTACTTGGTTAATTTTAACATTATAATAAAGTGAGAATATTATGTCTTTACCAAAACTGAATACGCCTGAATATAAATTAAATATTCCCTCAACTGATGAGGAAATTACATATAGACCTTTTCTAGTAAAAGAAGAAAAGGTATTATTAATTGCACAAGAAACTGGAACTGATAAAGCAATTTATGATGCTATTAGAAATATCATTAAAAGTTGTACATTAGAAGATATTGAAATTGAAAGATTACCTTTATTTGATATGGAGTATATTTTCTTAAATATACGAGCAAAATCTGTAGGGGAAATTGCAAAACTAAAAGTTAAATGTCCAGATGATGGAGAAACAGAAGTTGAAGTTGAAGTAGATTTGACTAAAATTGTTGTTGAAATGGATGAAAATCATGATGCTAGAATTAAACTAACAGATGATATAGGTGTGAGAATGACATATCCTACTTTTGGTACATTAACAAATCAAAAAACTCCACAAAAAGGGAAAGAAACAGAACAATTATTTAATATGATTTCTGGATGTATGTATCAAATATGGCAAGGAGAAGATACTTTTGATGTTATGGATTATTCTGAAAAGGAAAAGAAAGAATTCTTAGATAGTTTAAACCATACACAATTTGAAAAACTTCAAAAATTCTTTGAATCTATGCCAACTTTAAAAAAGGAAATAGAGGTTACAAATCCAAAGACTAAAGTTACATCAACCCTTACATTACAGGGGTTGGCTTCTTTTTTTTAGTAGCCCTTTCACACATTAACTTAGCAAATTATTATGATACAACTTTCAATATGGTTCAACATCATCATTGGAGTTTAACAGAAGTTGAAAATATGTTGCCTTGGGAAAGGGATATTTACGTTGATAAACTGGCAACCTTCATAAAAGAAGAAAACGAAAGAATAAAAGAACAAAATAGGAAAATGACACATGGCTGAACAAGCACAAGAAAATACCTTACAATCAGTATTAGACCAACTAAGAGTATCTAATGAACTAGATACTGGACATAGTGTAGCAACTGAAAGAATATTTGGTAGTATTGATAAAAAACTAGAAGATCAAGCTAAAAATAATAAACAAGATAGTAAAGAACAAGAAGAACAAACTAAAAAATTAGGATTCATGTCAGGTTTGCTTTTGTCAGGTAAGAAATTAGCAGAGGCTGCGGCAAAGAGAGCTAAACTTGCAGGGGGGAAGATAAAAGATTTCGCAGGAAAACAAATTGATGGAATTAAAAAGGCAGCTGGTAATTTGTTGGATATGTTGATGAAAGGTTTAGGATTGCTTGCTCTTTGGGGTCTTTTTAAATGGATACAAACATGGGATATAGAATCTTTAATAGAAGGTGCAAAAAAGGTAGGAGAAGCAATAGCAGGAGTAAGTGATTTTATCTGGACTCTTTCTACTAGAATCGGTGCATGGTTAGGAATTAACAAGATTAGACAACTATTTGGTGGAAAAGAATCAAAACTTGTACATAAAATTAAAGGAATGATTTTATCTGCTAGAATATGGATGTTACAATTTACAGGAAAAGGTAGTTTCTTAGGAAAACTTGGAAATTTCTTTAAAAGTTTTATGGGATTGTTTGGTAAAATTCCAGGCATTGGAAAAATAATGGGATTCATAAAAGGTGCTGCTAAATTCTTAGGAAGAATTTTTGTTCCTGTTACTGTTATAATGGCACTTTGGGAAGCTGTTTCTGGATTTATGGATGGATTTAAATCTACAGAAGGAAATTGGGCCCAAAAAATATTAGGTGGTATCGGTGGTGCATTAAAGAGTTTATTAGACTTTTTCGTATTTGGTATTGCAGATATGGTTCAGTCTGCTATTGTTTGGTTACTTGAACTTTTTGGATTTGATTCTGCAGCTGTTGCAGTAGGTGATTTCAACCTTGTTGGAAGAATAAAAGATGCAGTATTTAAAGCAATAGACTTTGTAACAGATTTATTTATGTTTAAAGATACTAGTCTTTCTGGAATTTTTAAATCCCTTCTTGATATTTTAATGTTACCTCTTAACTTAGCAGTAAACTTTATAAAAGACCTTTTTGGATGGGGAGATCCAAATGAACCATTTAAATTTTCTACATTTATTATAGGTGCAATTAATACTGTTATTGATTGGGTTAAAGGTTTATTTGCATGGGGAGCTGAAGCTGGAGCTACAGAAGATGGTGGATGGTCAATATCAAAATTTATAGGTGAAGTTATAGACAAAGTTAAAGGATGGGTTACAGGACTTTTTACTTGGGCAGAACAAGAAGATGAAGGAGATGGTTTTATTTTAAAAACTGTTAAAGGTGCAATAACTGGGGCTAAAGAGTGGTTAGGTAAAATGTTTAAGTTCGATAGTGCATCAGATATACTTGCATCTGCATTTAACGTATTAACATTCTTTCCTAATCTAATAAAAGATGCACTTCTTTCAGTCACAGAGTGGTTATTAAATCTATTTGGTTTTGGTGAAGAAGCTAAAAAAGTTGCAAATGCAAAGAATTTCACTATAGGTGGTATGTTAGTTTCTGTACTTGACAGTATTGTAACTTGGTTAAGTGAGTTATTTAATTTTGATATTAAAAAAATAATAGCAGAATCACTTGGTGCATTAGGAGATGCAGGGAAGAAAGTTATGGGATGGTTAGGTTTTGGTAGTAAAGAGGTAGATGCGGCAGCAACTGGAGGCCCAGTAGGTGCAGGAGCTCCTGTTCTTGTAGGTGAACATGGCCCTGAGTTATTTGTACCTTCTGCTTCTGGAAGAATTTTACCTAAGATGCAAACTGAAAATGCATTGTCTGGAATGAGTGGTGGAGGAGCAGCTCCAATAATTGCTCCTACCACCAATGTTACTAATGGGTCTACTACTGTTGCAATGCCCCAAAGTTCTATAAACCCTGCTAATGACAAATACTTCAGAACAGAGTTTTAAAACCATTAAGCAGTTGCTAACTTCTCAAAGTAGTCCATAGTGTCAGATGCTCCTGTTGGTTTACCACCATCAAATGGGGGATCTGAAACAACATCCATATCAGATGCTACTTGTTCAGCAGTACGATTGTCTGTTGACTCACCCAATACACGTTCCATCTTTTCCTTCAACTCATTATAAGACTTGAAGTTAGACTCCTCATGAAATGGTTTCAATGGATATTCTGAACCATAAACCTTTTCAAGTTCCTCATCAGTAGGTAACAGTTGTGTTACCGCTTCAAACTCAGACTTGTCGTAGTTCCAGAATCCATCTACCTTACGAATCTTCAACTTGAAGTTTGCACCCTTCCACAAATCAAATGGATTGATTGCTTGTTCATCATCGAACTGAGGTTGCATTGCCTCCATGATCTTGTCAAAGATCTTCTTACCAAACTTATAAAGGAAAACTTTTCCTTCATGTTCTGGATGTTTAGGATCTGCAACAACATAGATGTTGGTGAAATAAGACAGTTTACGTTTCTGTCTACGAGCAGTCTCTTTGTCCGCTTCAGAACCAGAGTTCCAAAGTTTACGATTCACATCACCAACAGGATCACTCTTGTTGATAGTGGTTAGACTGTTCTCAATGTACCAGCCTCCTGGCCCTTGAAAAGAATGTGAAAACATTCTCTGCCAAGGCACATCTTCACCTTCTGGTGCAGGAAGAAACCTAATTACTGCATAACCATTACCTGACTTATCAAGTTCTGGTTTCCAGATTCGTTCATCATCAAACGATTTGGTTTCTCTTTGAGGGGTTGTTTGTTTGTTGTACTCATCAATAAGTGATGAGAAATCGGATTGCTTCTTTAGTGCGGCTAATGACATAATTTACTCCTTATTAAAATATTATTTGTTTATATTAGCGTATTAACGTATTATAACTATTTATAATGACGATTATTCTTCCGCGCATAATTGATTTGCTGTTTACGCTGAAAGAGTGCATTATCATATTCTAACTTACGAATATACTTTTGCAAATCTCTCAGTTTATATTTTAGAAAGTCATTCTCCCGAATTACATCTTCTGGTGAACGATGCTTTCTACCCTGTCTTTTAGTATTGCCTTGCATTTTTCCTTATCGAATTTAATGAAAGGTTGACAATTATGAAGTGTACTCCTGAGTTTCGGCCAAACCCAATCCTCACTCACTTCATGGTTAGTAAACTCTATCCAGTTAAGGAAAGAGTCTAGGATAATAGCTGATACTACAGATATATCGTTCCGTAATAACAACTTTACAATCGGTGGATGTGTTTTAGTTTCACACTTAAACAGGCCACCAAAAGGACTATGATACTCTATACACTTTTTCAAATCTTGGTCAAATACTCTTGTTATTGATTGTTGTATCTTGACCCACTCTTTGTAATTACCTTCAGCCTTATCTCCTGTCAACCACTTTGGATTGACACTATCTTCTGTTGCAAAATTACTTACCAGAAAGTCTTGATACTCTGGTCTATTGTATCTCTTAGATAGCTTGTGGAAGAAGTACCTATCGTTCCTTTTCATAAAGGACTCTTTAGTACATTTTATTTCTCCATTATATTTTACAAAATCGTAATTCGGTGATTGAAAATGTAATCTAATTGCCAAATACATTTTGTATGCATCAAAGGCTTCCAAATCATACTGGTAGTGAATTTGTTTTAGGTAAATAATGAAGTGCTTCTGCCTCCATCTGTATCTTTTGTTTTAATACTTTATTAACCAACCTTGCAATGGAATTGGGTTCTATTTCCTTTTCCTTACAGTACTCTAAACAAGCATCCATATATGATATGTGTTTTGTTTGTACCATTTGTTCAATCAATAAACTGAACTTTGTTGGTGTAATAATATCTAATTCGTTATTGTTCATAGGTTCTATTATATAATAAAATATCTCAAAAGTCAAGTCTTTTTTTGATATGATTTAAAATCGTCTATTGCGGTTATAAGTTGTGGGATATAGTCATCAACTGTTTTTACGAATATTTGAGGTATACCACTATCGGGCATAATGAATATTACCAGCTGATCACAGGGGATATTAGTTCTCTCTGTAAACATCTTTGCATATGCAGACCCTTGAATGAAATAATTTTCAATCCATTCTTCCTTCTTATCTGAATTAGAAGTTTTAAAGTCTACTACAGATGTTTTCCCTTCGTACTCGGCAATCATATCTACTGCACCAGCGACCCCATACTCATCAGAATACAAGTAATCTTCAATACAGTAAATATCACCGACTTTCTTTTCTAGTATCTGAACTGCTTCTAGAAAAAGAAACCATACGCCGGGATTTCTTGCAAGAGCATCTCCACTAAAAGAATCATAATCATCTATCTCATTTAGGAAATACTTTTCCATGAGACTATGGAAATGTGTTCCTCTAGTGGTTGCTCTCTTTGTTATTCGGTTGGCTTCTTCATTCCCCACTCTCTTTCTCCATGCAAGTATCGACTCTTTTCCTCTTATCGATAGTACGGATGTTATAGAAGGGTATGATCCATTAGGTGTGTCGTAATGTCTATTACCACCAACATTTGTTCTCACAAGTTTAGGTAACTCTGGTATGAGTTTCCTAGCATAATTTTTCAATATCATTTATTTCTGTCCTGGCAAGGAGTCTTTATGTATACATGAAACCCAAAATTTTCCAAGTTTTTTATGTTCATAATTTTTCACTTTATATTTTGAATTATAAAAATTTATTGTTTCAGATTTAGACAAACCTAAAGTTGTATCAAAATAATTCCAACATTCCTTTTCTGTTTTAAATTCATAATTCATCATTCCAGCTTGTGACCATGATGAAACTGATAATAAAAAAAGAATTCCAATCCAATTCACTATTTACTCACAAATCCATTTTTATAAACTACCTTACCGCCCGTTTTGAGTGCAGTAAGAATTTTCTTACGATTACCCATTAGATTGTAACTACAATGTACCCATCCACTATTGGGATTGACTCCATCATAGAACTCTAAAATGAGTTGGTCAAATTCTAAATTATTTGCAATCCATTTTGCAAGGTCAGGGTTAGGTGTAGAAAACGATTCAAAATCAGCTGCCTGGCCATTGCAATGTTGACTTGTTTTTGATCCACCAACTTTTGCATTTAATGCAGGACTTCTGTAGCCTGAATTGATTGTAATAACACCAAACTGATCCCTAACTGGTTGCAAAATATGTATTGCAAGATGTGTTAGATTTACAAGGTGTATATCACTAGGTGAATTATCTACATTTAATCTTTCTGCTGTTGCACTCTTGACCATTTCTGAAAGTGCAAAGTTCTTTGATACTCTTATTGTCTCTGCCATTAGAGCTCCTCAGTATCTTGTACAATATCTACTTTTCCAGAGTTTGGGTCATATTTAACCTTGAAATTTAATTCAATAGGTTTCAATGTTCCATCCTTTAAGGATATTGGTAGTTTACCTTCCATTGCACCTTGAAGTGCTTCTGTTGCACTTTCAAATTGATGTGCAGGGTCACTTTTAATTAACTCATCTAATTCTTCTTTAGCATCATCTGGAAAAATATCATCTATCATTTTCTCAACGTGCTCTTTCGCTAGATCCTGAGCCTTGTCTACAACAAGACTAGAAACTACGTTGAATAGTAGCATTGGTAACATTATTTTCTATCTCCTAATCCAGTATTATATTTTTGGATGATATATGAACGGACTAATCCACTTCTCATTATATCACCTATATCAAACTCACATGAAAAGAATTCTTCCATTTCGTTGATAATTTTTATGAACTGACCTAATCCAGCTTTTTCTTCATCTTCTCTTAGGTCTGTCTGGTCAAAATCTCCTGAGAACATGATTTTGGAATCCTGACCAACTCTGGTCATAATGGTGTCCAATTCGTGGAAGTTTAGATTTTGGCATTCATCTACAAGGACAATAGAACTATCTAACGTAATCCCTCTCAAGAAGGATGTTGATAGAAATGAAATACTTCCTTGTTTCTTTAGTTCATCATACAACATATCAAACTGCTCTGGTGCAGAGAGCTTGAACATAAATCTTAACATATTGTCGTAGGGAACTTGGTATAGAGAACTTTTGTCTTGGTCATCGGTAGGCATGAATGCAAGACTTCTAGTAGGCATTAATGACCTGACTATGTGTACACAGTTATAATTTGTAGAAGGGTCTAGTACTTCTCTGATTGCATTGCAAAGAAGAACGAAAGTCTTTCCTGTTCCTGCTGGGCCGTATAAGAATAAATTCTTACCAGCTGCATATTGGGTAAAAACCTCAGTCTGGTTTTTTGTGACCCCTTTTATCTCAACTAACTGGTCATGAGTAAACATTTGTGTTTTCATAATTATGTATCTATGTTAGAGCCTGGGTTTGTTCGTTTAATTTCTTTTAATCTATCTTTCCACCCATCACTAGTATGTCGCCTCCACCCATCACGCATGGAAACCATAGAAAGAAATTGAGGAACTATTTGTAAATCACAAGATTTTGAATCTAGGTCATCACAAGTTCCATATTTGTGAGCTTCTTCTATAGGTTTATGTCTATCATCCATCCTAAGAGTTTGCTCCATTTCAAAATCACATTTTGTGCATTTATATTGATATGTTGGCATTGTTATTTTTAGTTGCAAAAAGTTTCACCAAGCTGTGTTCCAAGTCACCCATAAATTGTTTACCATCTGGACTTAATTTTTCATTCTTCTCTATCCATTGAAGAATATCTGTCATTTTAGTAAACTCTGAGTATAAATTACTCTTTGGCCAACTGTGAACACATTCTTGTGTAATATTTTCAAGTTTTTTTGTCCTCATAATTATCTATAAAAAATATGATCTCCTATTCTACCAACTTTTGGGTAAACTTTTGACCATCGTGGATTAACTTCAAATGTATGATAGAATCTTGCTCCTTCTGTATAGTCTAACCCTTCGGCCTTAATTGAACTATACTGTAACATTGCAAGGTTTGCAGTCTTTTGAACCACTTCCCATGCACGTTTGTTGCGAACTTCATCAGAGTTACCATCACAGTACCAACTGAATTGACATCTATCACGTTTTGGAAATCCATCAGCGTGATGTATTCCTTGATACACCACTTCACATATGGTGTTAGGAAATGCAGTATCGTGTACCCTATTCAGAGTAACTAATGCTACTGCAAATTGTCCTGCAAATGGTTCGTTACGAGCCTCAAAATATATATTTTTAGCAAGACATTCATGTTGTTTTTCTCTATCAGATTTTATATATTGCTGATAGTATTTTTGTGTAAACACATCATTATTATCTAATGTTGTGTTTGATACAACCTTAACAGCATTTGCATTATTTGAATTTCCTAAAGGGATACTCATTGTTAATAGCAATGCAAATGAAATTATTGTTTTAAACATATTACCTTCTTTAATATGATCTTAAATCTTTTTCTAGATATAGTGACTCCTTCTCATTAAAGATATTAGTAATCGCAGATCGTTAAACGATTAAACTCTGATTATATAAAGGGGAATTTAATTGGGGAAAGATATAAGAATATCTTCGCCATACATTCCGTTTCGGATTTGCATATCTTGGACTCCCTATAAAAAAGATTGTATTATATTTATACATCTTTTTTCTTAAAGTCATCATCCCAACCAAAGGCTTCCTTCAATATAGGAATAGATAATCCCTTAATTCCTTTCTTAGTTTTTTCATTATATGCTAATTTTTTATCTTTTACATCACATAATAAATTAGCTTCATTCTTATGTAATCCCTCTAACAGTCTGATAAACATACGTTCCATAACTGTTCTTTGTATTTTAGGATCTGCAGGCCTCCATGTTTTTGTTATTTTTCCTTTTTCATCCTTTTCTTCAGATACTAAGATTTTAACAAAATGCCAAAGATTTTTTGCTTCAGTTCTCAATAACATATGTTCTGTACCTTCTGGTGCATCATTTTCAACATATGGTGGTTTACCTGGCGGTACTTGTGATGCTAATGTAGGGTTATATGCCCATTGCAATATTTGTTGCAGAGCTTCACAATTTTCTTCTCTAAGAATTTTTATCATATCTGATTTATTTTTTGCTTTATGAACCCTAGTAAGTATTTCACTTAATAGTGGTTCTCTAACTCTAATTGATGGAGAGGTAAGCCTTGCACCTTCATCTGCACTAAAACTTCTTGTTCCTGCTCCACCTTCAATTACTGGTTGTGCCATATTAAAATTCTCCTATGTCTTGTATTAAATTATTTAGTTTCCTTTCGATAAAATAATTCAAAAGGCCACTACGTTTTCCTTGCGGAATTTCATTAAACTGTTGATTAATTTGGTCAACTATGTTTAATGGTGTAAATTGTAAGTCAATCAGTTTCATATTTCTATGATAATTTCTCAACTGTTCTTCATTACAAAAGTCTGCTGGTTCTTGGTCTATCCATGACTCTATCTTCTTTTTAGACAATGGTTTTTGTCTAATCTTATCTACGATACAATTATCTGAAGATAATATGTTTGGAACACCATCTGAAGAATCACCCTTCATAATATGTTCCTTTAAATACTTTGCTGGGTCTTTATCTACTATTAATTTCTTGGTGATAGGGCTGTATTGTTTTACGTTTTTGTATATTTGTAGTTGTATAAAATCCTTATCACCAGAAATTATCATTACTTTTTCTGTTCCTGCTCCTCTTGCAAGTACCCCTATAATATCATCAGCTTCTGATTCATCAATCTGTATATACTTGTATGGAAAAAACTCTTTAAGTTCAGATTTGATGGTATCTAAACATCCAAATATTTGTTGCCAATCTCTTTTATCTGCTTCTCTGTTGGATTTTCTAGCAGCCTTGTATTGAGGGAAATGTTCCTTTCTCCAAGAATGTCTACCATCACAACATAAGACCAATTCACCATATTCTGGATGATATTTTGACCGATACATTCTGAGACTGTTCAGAATCATATGTCGAACCATATCAATGTCAACTTCTGATTGTTCTTTTCCCATTGACATCATTGTAGATGCCACCATTATCTGACTTAAATCAATTAATATCATACAACTTCACCCCATACCATTCCAATGTCTGGATAGTAAACACCTTTAGATCGTTTAGGTGTACCATCTGGATTATAGGCCATTGCTACACATTTCCATTGGGTTTTCTTTTCCTCATCATCACCCATATAATCAGAAATCCAATCCCCTGTTCTAAGGTAATGCTCCATAAACCGAATATATGCTTTCGTATTATCAGCATGAATTTTATCTGCAATGGATTGTTTTGGAGATGCACCTCTCCTGCGGGAATTGGTAAGGAATGCAGATGCTTTTTCCTTGTTATGTTTAATCGTTTTTTTAATAGATTTCAATGACAAGGGGTCATCATCTGGTTTTGATAACACTATTGGATGTACGTTCTTATACTCCGCTGGTGCTTTCTTCTTTCGTGCAGCGTCTAACTGGTCACGCAGTTGTTGTTTTCGTTCTTCACTTAGTTTCTTTCTCATAATATACCATCATAAATTTGAGTTACCACAAACTCAATCATCTCATTTGATTGCAAAGTAAGATCATTGATTTTGATCGGTTCGGGCCCAGTATATGTAAACCACTTTTCAAAATTTCCACTACCTATATAAAGGTCTTGGACAAATCCATAATCCAAAGCTATAAGATCCGAATAAGTATATTCTTCACAATCTATTTTAGCAATTTCATATATGGTTGGTACTGAACCATTATCAATAAGACTTTTTAACTCTTTAAGTCTTTTAATCATTTTCCCTTATAGTATAACATTATAAAAATGAAATGTCAAGTCTTTTCTTCCATTAATGTTGAAAAATATCTGTTCATGATATTGTCGTTATAATAAAGCTTCTCACCTTTATCATCAACTTCTTCTAAAACATTGTGGTTGAATAACAATTTAGTTTCATTGTAATTTACCTGACCTTTCTTTTTCCAAAGACCAAGTATTTCTCTCTTGAATCTGGCTCCCCCAAATTCCTGTACTAAATGTTGAACTTTTTTAGATGAACTGTAATAGGTTTTCCAATCGCTCTCTGAACGTACTCTCCTTCTCTGACCTTTTTTCTTTCGGTTTTGGTAGAAGTATTTTCTACCGATATATTTTTTTCCATTCTCAAGGTCTGTCAAAAGATAGCAGAAACCAAAATAATCTTCTATATTTTCACTTTCAAATGCTACACCATCGTATAGCCAAGGGTTTTCGTAACTCATAAATACTCCACTTAGGAATATTTATGTTACTAATAATCTTCCATTTCTTCATCATCAAAATCTTCTTCCTCATCAATATCTTCTGAACCACAGAAAGGACAAAATCCTATTTCGTATCTTGCGACATTCAAGTTATGTTTCAAATTGAATGTCGCGTTGCAATCCTTGCAATCTATTTCTAAATTTTCCGCCATAAAACTCGCTATTAAATGATTTCGCAGCTATCACCAGAACACGCAACTGTTTGCGCCCCTGTAGTGTTATCTTCCGTTTCATATTTAGATAATTTAGAATAGTCAATAATTGGAAATGATTCTAGCATTTCATTATAAGTTTTCTCGTCAATTTCCTCGTAAGGGGCAAGCTGATAGATGTGGTCATCTTTAGGTAAGAAACTCACCCCCACTAAATCGTCAAAGTTTTCGTAAACAAAATGTCCAACTTCTAGCCATTCATCTGGCTTGACATATATTGTTGCTGATACTGTATGTTCTGTGTAATTATGTTTTATCTTTAACCATTGTTTTAACTGAGAAATTGCATCAACATCTTTTACCATGACAGAATTTTCTGGTGCTTTTACTGGAAATTCACACACCCATGTCATTGCAGTTTCTTCTGGTTGTCCTACTTCTGGTAAAAACTTTACACCTTGATCTCTCATCATTTTAAATAATGGATCTGTAGCAGATATTCGCACCCTTCGTATATAATGAGGTGCAAATCTTGGATGAAAACCAGATGCAGAATTTACCAGAGTTGATACTGTACCACTAGGTTTTGTGGTTGTAATGGCTACTGATCTGTTTATCTTCAATCGTTCTGCAGCTTCTACGTTTACTCCCACAGAATAGTCTCTAAGAGCTTGTAAGTTATCTTCAGTTAAAACATCTGGATTGTCCATTTGTCCTGTCATGGAAACACCTAGAAGCCTTTCTTCTTCTGCATTCTTTTTCCAATCATCATGTAAGTCATCTAAGAGTGCAAAATTAGTCAATGTGGATTGTATCGTACCAATCAAAGTTGCAACCTTGATTTTCTCCATTAATGTCTCAAGTGTATCTTCGGCCCTTATAACCACTTCTGTAAGGTTACAGAACCCTCTAGGTCGCAATATTATTTCACCGCATGGGTTAGTAGTCCAATCTTGTCTCTTGCGCCTTCGTTTTGGGATTAAACTATTGATAGAATAACGATTAAAAATTCCACGTTCTCCTGTACCACTCTCTGCAAGTGCTAACCACTCCTTCATGAACTCTATGGAATTTGGCTTAGAATCATAGATTGCACTATTGTTACTCATAGCTCTATGTCCGTTAGTAATCCAGAATTGTCCTTGTTTAGCATCTCTCATTCCGTTATCATGAAGATCTGAAAGTGTGATAATCGATGACCTTCTAACTCCACCTACAACTACTGAATTTGCAATTTTGGTAACAATATCAAATGCATTTATGGAACTCAACTTTCTGTCTCTATGTGCCTCAACCATGTGTTTGATGAAGTGTAAAGTCTCATCAAGTGGCCCCGGCCCAGATGACCTTCCACCGAAAGTTTTTAGTCTTGCTCCTTGTGGTCTAAGTTTGGATAAATCCCATTCAACATCGAATCCTTCCCACATTGCTTGACACATTTCCATTGTTCCTATTGCCCATCCTTCTTTAGAATCTTCAAATACAATCGTTTTCGTTTGACCATTTAGTTTCTTTACTTTAGGAATCTTTTCTACATATTTCTTGGACACATCTATACCTACTCCTGTTCCACTCATCAACAGAAAATAAACTTCTGCAAATGAACTAAGGGAATCTATAGGTACTGTAGAACAATTATAAATTGCAACATTGTTAAGAGTAGCTGGTTTTCCAGCAGTCCACAATAATCTCATTGAAGGCATTACCTTCATCTCTAAAATGTACTGGTGTATTAATTCGTAATCTGATTTTTTTAGTTTATTCTTACTAACTTTTTTAAGGTAATCCACACATCGATTTACAGTCTCATCCCATGTTTCTCTACGACCTTTGTCATCATCCCATCTTGAGTATGTTCTGTAATATACAAATTTACTCATTTCGTTTTCAAAGGGATCTATTTTTGGGGCGGGTTCTTCTTTAATTTCTTTTTGGGGGGAACTGAATACATTGGCAAATAATTTTGATTTCGTTGTTGGTTGTACTTGAGGGTTCATATTTTCTTCCATTGATTAATTTTTAAGTATGCGTTAAGTCCACTATAAGTATGCACATCAATAAATTGCTTAACATTCTTGATTCCCGAAAGAACCATATCATTGATGTCTTTTTGTTTTAAATCTTGAGGCCAGACTACAATATTATAATTCCTGTCAACGGATTTGAACATCCGTTCTACTGTGTGTTTATTTCTGGGCTCATTATCATATATCACAGTTGTTGAGTTGGTACTCAATTCTAGTAAGTTAAGATCTGCTCCAGCAACTGCCATACAGTTATCTATAAAGAGAGAATCTAACGGGCCTTCAACGATGTACACTTGTGAATTATAATCAATTCGTTCTAGACCATAGATTTTCTCTCGTTCCGAAACAATCTTTAGAGTGATATATCTAGGTTCTTCCTTACCAAAAGCACGCCCTTGATAAGCAAAGATTTCTCCTGACTTGTCGAAAAAAGGGATAACAAGTCGTGGATAATCTATATTTATACTCTTGAATTTCTCTGGAAATATTGTGTTTGACCACTCGTAAAACTTATCTGCAAAGTACAATTTATCCCAATGTTTTTTAGGAATCTGTCTATTTTCTAGATACTGTATTGCAGGATGGCCATCTTCCAGATCACTAAACTTGACTAACTTATCCAAGTGTTTATTCATGGATTTGTCAAACTTAGGAGCTTCAAATGTAAAGGGGGATTTGTCAGGAATAGGAGTATTCCCTTGAGTTTCACCTTCCTTATACTTTTCTACACGATACTCAGTATAAAGACCATGATCTATATTTTTGAGGAAATTATTGAAAGTAAGACCTACACCACAATTATGACACTTGTAGAAAAAAGATGCCTTCTTGCGGTATACAAAACCTCTAGCCTTATTCTTATGTTTTTTGGAATCCCCACATATGGGGCAACGAAAGTTCCAAAGATTATCCCTAACTTTCTTAAATTTTTCCACCCTAGAGGTACATAGATTTATGTACTTCTGGTCAATATAGCTCATAATGTATTAAATAATAAAGTTCTAGTTTATGTGTGAACTGCCCAAAAAGTTGAAAATACAGTCATTGCAAAAGTTAATGCAAGCATTACACCTCCCAATGTCCATTTCCATTTTTCTATTCCACCAATATCTTTTTCATTTTCATCTATCTTATCATACAATTTTTCAAAAGTCAAGTTAATTTCGTCTGAAATTTCTCTTTTCATTGAACTCATCCTTGAATGAACCTCTTTAAAATCTTCTCTATTTTGTGTAATATGGTCATCAAAAGAACTTTCGATTTTCTCGATTTTTGTTTTGAGAACTTCAACATCTGCCTTTACTGTCATTTTACTTTGAATTCTTTATTTGTTTGTAATACTTGTTCTTTTATTCTGGTAATTTTGCCCCACTGGCCCCCACCAGTACGATTATAACGAATTCCTCTGACTGCTCCAGTTACAGAGTTTTTAAGAATGATTGATCCAGAATGATGTCTTTTAGCCCAATCATAAATTTTCTTTTGTGATGCATCTGTTAAATCCAGATACCTTGACCACCTTTCAAATTTCTTTTTTCCGTTTCTAAACTTATGAAAACAATCATCTGAAACACTAAAGGTTTCACATTTCTTTTTCTTAGGTTTTCCTGTAGGATTCATATCTACAGATGCTACAGTTGTATCTTCTACGATTATTTCAATCATTTGATGTCCTCTAGTGAAACGTATATTATTTTGTTACTTCTTTTATGTATGACAGGAAAAACATCTACACCTAATATCGTATCACTTGGTGGTGTATCTTCAAGTGCATTTACAATATCTCCAGGCTGTGCATCAATTTCCTCATCATCTCCTGTAACTTGGTCTTTAAGTTTATATTCACCCATAGGAAGCATACTTCCAAAACCAATAACTTCTTCTGATATAGTGTTATCAAAATTTACCAGTTTATTTTCCATCAAAAATTTGTTAATATCACCCTCTGGTAAATTTTCTAATTTATAATGTTCTTTAAGAAGAAACAATGCAGTAGCATAAGTACCTAATTGACTTCTAACAAGAGGAATCTTCTGCATAATTCTTTTACAGTTAAATACCAATCTATGTAGAAGTGTAAATGCATTTCTTTCAGACTCTAAACCTAAATCTCTAGCCTTTTTAAGTGCTTTACCATTCTTGTCTATAATTCCTAATTTAAACGCTTCTTGTTTGTGCCAAGGCGTTACTAATAATTTTAAAAATCTATAGACAACAAAAAAGTCTACTGCTCTTCCCATTTATAATTCCATTAATTTTTGTTGTACATTAATATCACTTTTAATTTCTAATAAATCCTGCTGAGGCATTATGTTTAGAAATTCTAAAAACCCCTTTAACGTAGGCCAATGCTCTTTTTCTGTCTTAAAGAATAAAAGTGTAGATGAAGCTTCAGCTCCAAATAAATTATTTAATACTATAATATGATTCAGTAATAATCGCTCTTTAAGTATACCAGTTTCCTCATATTTACGAAAAAGTCTTTTAACATACTTAAATCGTTTCATATCATCATTAAATTCACTCATACCCTCACAAGACGGATTATGATAATGCTGAATGGCATACATCGTAATGTTGTCTTTGGTCAATTTTTCAAACATAATAATAGAGGATTGTCCTTTATTCCATATTTCTTACAATTTGAGCATTCATAAGTGATTTTCCACTACCAGAATTCATTATATCAAGTTTTAATGAAATTCCACCTTGAATGTGATCTGATATACCATCACCTTCTTTAAATTCTCCATAAGAATTCTCAGAATAATCAGCATTAAAAGTACCGGCACCATATGATAAGGGCATTGAATATTCACCATCTCCACCATCAAGAGTAGGAGCTTCAAAGTGATACCCTAATTTACCTAATTGTGTTTGTAAAATTTCGATACCAACTTGAGGATTTAAATATTCATGATCTTCCATTTGTCCAACATATGAATTCAATGCTTCTACTGCGTGTTGTGCAGAAGGTATTGTATCTTGATCCATCCATTGTCGTTTAAATGCACCACCAGAATGTTCTGATAGATGTTGTTTAAATGTTTTCATGTTTTTTTTCTTTCTTTGGTTTTTCTTCTTCTTGAAGTTCGACAATGAATTGGTCACATTGTTGTAATGCGCCCGAAAGTGCATTCAAGTTATTGACCAATTCTTGTCTCTTATTGTCTAACTGTGAGATAGTTTCTCTCACCTTTTCCATGTCATCTTGAATGGCGGTTTTCCGTTCATTCAACGATTCAATCGTAATTGCCATAATTTCTCCATTATAAAAAAGTTAATTAATTATGCTATTTCAGCATCATAAGTCATACCGATTGCATACCATTTACTATTAGTAAAAAATAATGTTACACCTTCTCCTAAAGCATTTAAATTTATGCTAGTACCATCAAAACTAGTTGGTGTAATTTTAGCAATAGCAGAGTTTGCAAGAGTAGTAAGTACTAAAATTTTAAATTGTCCTTGAACTCCATCTGCAAGATCAAACTCATCATTGTTTACATCACCAGCTCCAGCTGAAAGATGTGAAACTACAGTTGTTAGAGGTATAACACCAGTTCCAGTACCATCAGCAGTTCCAACAACTGTTGTTCCTGCAGCTTGATTCCACTTAACAAGACCGCCTGAAACAAGACCTCCTGTTGCAGTAACTACTCCTGTTGCATCAATAGTACCAGATGCTTTTATAGATTTACCACCTTGATCTGCAACATCTAACAAATAATCTGTACTAGGTGCAGCTGTACCAATACCTACAGCGTGGTCTGTGGAATCACAATGAACTAGGATTCCAGTATCACTATTAACCTTGAAGTCTACTTTTGCAGAACTACCATTAATTGTGACTGTGTTTACGTTTCCTGCACCAGAATCAAGTGATGAATCAACATGAATTGCTGATGGTGATAAACTAGACTCTACTCTGAAATCTACAAATGCATTTCCGTCATCATTGACAACGACTTCTGTTTCAGCAGAAGCTGCAGGGGTTGCGTTTGGAACAACAACCGATAGACCAGAGATTGCATTTGTCGGGCCAAGATCGTGAGTGAATGCTCCGTATGAAGTAATTGCAGTATTTGCATTACTAAAAATATCTGAAACTGTAATCTTTTTGTTTACAGGCGATGCACTATAATCAATTATGTGCAATAAATCTGTTGAGGACACTTTACCAGTTGCCGTCAACGCAGTTAAAGCTGTTATTTTCTTGTCAGCCATATTTTCTCCTTAAAATTTAATGTGAACCCCCCATATTTCAGGGGGGAATGCTACTCTAGGGATTCTAGACCACTAGCTTTATATAATTACTATGCTACAACTGTGATTGTACCACAAGCAGTTGCCTGTGCAGAACTAATTGCAAGTTCAGCATTTGCTGGTGTATCACTTGTATCTTTAATTGTTGAACTACTTGCCAACACAATACTTTGAGCTGCGATTGACAGTACATCATCTGCATTAGTTGCGGCGTTAGCTGCACCTATTGCAAGTGTGAATGTCAATTCGTGTGAACCAGAACCAGATGCATAGGTAAGAGTGTGTGGCCCTCGACCAGAACCAGATCCAGCATTACTGTTTGTTACAGAAATAGTTGGATTGCTTGTTGCAACTGTAACTGTTTCGTTATATCTGACTGTTATACTTAATGTACCACCAGCAGATTTATCGAATGTAGTTATATTCCAATCCGCAGATTGAATTGTGGCCTCTCCAAGACCAGTTGTTCCAGATGCTCCGGCCAATCCACCGATTGCCACAAGTACTTCTGGATCAGCACTTGTATTTCCATTTCCTGTCATTGTAGATCCGGCTTCCACAACCCAACCACTCTGGTTGGCAAAGACATCTTTTTTTTGCTCGGTTGTCAAAAACTTCGGTAAATCCTCAGTTCCCTCAACTGCTCCCCATAAAGGCATAATTTCTCCTTATTAATAAGTTGTTATTATTATTTATGCAAAACCTAATTTTTTAAGTTTTGATATAGTCTTATTTACACTAGTATGGTGAATTCCAATACCGCCATTCGCCTCCCACTCCTTAATATTTTTAGGATGGTCATCTACAAGTATGTTAGGTTGTTTTGTTCTTCCATCTTTTGCAAATCTTTTTTTATCTGCTCTCATGACCAGATTTACTCTACTTCTAGGTAATTTTCCTACATGAGACTTTAACCAATCTGCTTTACCTCCAGCAGAGTTTGGGTCATGTTTAGTCCATGCAGACATAATACTTGGTGCATAGGGTTTTAGGAAATCCCAAAGTTTTTCTGCTCCTGGCATCCATTCTAAGTTTTTCCAAAAATCCTTTATAGCATTAATCTTATCCCATCTTTCAGGCTTTGGTACATCGCCTATATTTGCACCATGTACCTTATACGCACCCTTCTCTAAATTCACCAATACTCCATCCATATCCAAATAGACATGAGGCATTCTTGTCTCAATTCCAGATTCATATAGAAATTGTATTAATGTTTTTTTCATTTTCTAAGAACTTCCTTTTCCATAGGATTTATTGTTACTTTTTCCTGTGCCTTTTTTGTAAGTGTCTTACTTCCCTTTATAGGCTCAACATCTTCATCTTTTTTTGCAGCCTTTTCCCAAAGATTAACAGTTCTACCTAAAGATAATACATTTAGATAACTATTCATTTTTTGAGCTTCTTCTTGATTACCACGCATAGTTTCTTCATATGCACCTTGTTTATCAAGAATTTCCTCATATTCTGCTCTGTCAAATCCCATTTTTTTGGCTTTCTTTTCCAATTCTTTTACAGCATTTTCCTTTTCATGTCCACCTTTCATCTTAGAGAGAAGTTTGGCAGCGTGCATTATATGTAGTTTGTTTGCTTTTTTTGAAGCTTCTGTAATCATGATTTTCCTTTCTCGTTGTTATGTTGACTCCATGCTATTTTATATGGTATATCACTATCAGCACCGAATTTCTTTTTTAACTTCTTAATCTGTTTCTCTCTACCAGGCGGTGCAACTTCTGGTAATTTCTCATCCATCAGATTAATGTATGTAGTTAGAAGGGTACTATACTTTTGAATTTCTAATGGATTAATACCCACATTTACTAACTTTCTCCATATTGCTTGTGCAACATTTGAAGGTATTTTAAACTTAGATGTAAACTTTTTAATATTCTCTTTTGATTCTTTTACTGTCTCGCCTGGAGTAATTCTTTTACATCTATCCGTAAGAGACTTAGTACCCCATTCTTTCTTATGAGAATCTTCTTTTTCTCCTGCACTCTTTCTATTTTCTCTCTGTACCTTCTCCCAAAGATTACGATTCTTGAGAAAATTAATAGCTTCTGGTAACTTCTTCTTTTGAGTCTCCATAGACTCTACATCCTCTAACCATACCTTATGTAAGGTAAAATCTTCTTGTACTAAAGTAATGTAGTTTGTGCCTCGTTTAACAACTTCCCCTGTTACTCCTGTCTTAACATCTTTAACCCAATCCCCTATGTTATAGATTAGATTCTGGAAATATTGTTCCCTTATCAACTCCATATTGCTCATTTCAACAATAGGTTTGAAAGGTTTTAACTGTTCCTTAACATTCATTCCAAGACGGATGTCTTTGAATAACTTCTCACCATCCTTAAATGATGATGGTAAACCTAAAGTGAATGATTCGTAATCACCCGATGCGGCTGCAGCTCTCATCTTAGATGCTGACATTCCTGCAACTCCTTCTGCATCTGGATCACGTTCTCCTGCACTAACTATCTGTATATTATCATATTTATAAAAACCATGTCTGGAATCCACCCCATTATACTTATTTAGCAAGGTTTCAAAGTCTTTAACTCTATCACTACCTACAACCATAACTAAATTATCATATTTACCATTCAATTCAGTTGCAATATCCATTGCATTTCGTAATTTTGGATTATCTTGCAATTTAAGTTGTCTGGCTTCCTTTGGAAACATCTTCTTAATATATGCAATCTTTTGTTTTGCAGTAAGAGGATTCTTCTTTGCATCTTGAGAATAACTAACAAACATCATTGCTTGTCCACTTTGTTGTTTAGCTGTCTGGACAATCTTCTGTAATAATTTTTGATGACCTACTGTTGGTGGATTCAGTCTACCAAAAGAGAATACAACAGTCTTTTGTTTTGCTTCTAAGAACTGTTCAAAACTCCTAACTTTCTTTTCGACTTCTTCAAAAGACAAAATCTTTCCACGTTTATCCACCTTGATATTTTTAATACCAAACCTTCTTTCTAGATTTTTCTTTTTGTCCTTATCTGGTGTCATATGCCATATAGCATCCCAATAATGTTGCATTTGGGTCAACTTCTGTGATGTTGACATCATTCTTTCAGAAACTTTTTTCATTTAATTTATTTTTTAGATGCTTTTGCAGCGATTGCAGCTGCTTTTGCAGCTCTATGTTTTTTAACCATCTGTTTTGCAGATTTTTTAACAAGTGCTTGAACTCTAGCACCCATAGTTTTCATTCTTTTATCAGTCTTTTTTTCTAAACCCGCTTTTTGACCAGCAGACATAGTTGATAAATCTTTACCCTTGCCTGCTATTTTTTGCATCATCATTTTTCTTACTGATTTTTGAGCCTTCTGTTTTGCTTTATCTTGAGATAATGCTCTCATTTTATTCATCTGTTTTTTCTTTTTAACAGATGATTTTTTAGACATCATCTTCATTCTGCGGCCTACTGCCTTTCTTTGAGAAAGACTTAAAACCTCATCAAACATATCTTTAAAAGTTTTCATATTACTTACCTTGCATTAAAGATTTTACATGAGAAAACATTTTACTGAAAGTTTTTTTAACTTCTTCTTTCTTTTCACCTTTTTCTTCTTCATCATCAGACACATGAGCTGCATCTAATGCAGCGTAACAAGCTTTCTTCTCATCTCCTTCTAATTCAGAACATGACTTAACACCAAATTTTTTCATAACCTTTGCTCTAGCTGCTTGATACTTTTTCATATCACCTTGTGTTCCAGGCTCATCTTTATCAGTATCTTCTTTTTTAACCTTTTGTTCTTCAACTGTAGGTTCTTCTTTTTTTCCTACAAGAACTTGTTTAACTGTATCTTCAAGTTTCATTGTTTCCTCGTTTCTGATTTTGTCGTAATAAGGGTTAATATTTTTATACATCCAATCCATATCAGATTTTGATGTATGTCCTTGTTTTTCATTACGTTTCATAATATCTTGGACTTTTTTGACTTCAGATTTACTACCGAAAGCCTTTGCAAGAAGAAGATAGTTTTCTGTGTGTCGATTTTCATCTTCATTCTTATTATATTGTTTTTTAAGTTGTTTAAGATTGACTGCTTCATCAATCTC